GTCAAGGTTATGAAGTTAATGTAGGTCAAGTTGTTGTTTCTGAGTGTTATGGTGCAATTGACCCAAGCACATATCCAACTGTATGGAATGACCGTTGGTTGAAAGAATATGCCACCGCTCTCATCAAGAGAACTTGGGGGGAGAATATGAAGAAGTTCGGCGGCATTCAATTGCCTGGTGGTGTGGTTTTAAATGGTAAAGAAACCTATGACGAAGCCATGGGTGAAATCACAAGACTAGAAGCCGACATGATTGAAAACTATGGTGGTGCACTAGAATGGTTCATGAACTAAGATGGCAACAAGTCCTTATTTCAATAATTATAACGCTAAGTATGATGAACAACGCTTAGTGGAAGACCTCATAACTGAGTCAATTCAGATTATGGGTTTCAACGCATATTATTTACCAAATGATAATGATGCAGCAAGAGACTTAATCTATGGTGAAGACCCGGTTAAGAAATTCAAGGCTGCATTCCCACTAGAAATGTATCTTTCTTCTTCCAGTGATTACATGGGTGAGAAAGAAATGTTTACTAAATTTGGTTTAGAAATCAGAAACCAGGTTACAGTAATTCTTTCCAAGCGTGCATTCACTCAAAGAGTACCACAGAACACTTATACCAGACCAAGAGAAGGTGACTTAATTTACATTCCATTCCTAAATGGTACTGGTGAGTTGTATGAAATTAAGTTCACAAACCAGAACAAAGACTTCTTCATGTTAGGTCGTAAAGTTCCATACTACTATGAATTGGAACTTGAGAAATTCAAATACTCACAAGAGATTATTTCTACTGGCAACCAAGAGATCGACTCGGTTGTTACCGATTCTGCATATACCTTGCACCTGAATACTGGTGCAGGTACAGGCAATTACAACCTAAAAGAACTTGTTTATCAATCTGCTGATGGAACATATGCAAATGCAACAACAATTGCTACCGTTCAGACCTGGGTTTCTAGTTCAAATACGTTGTCAGTAACAAATATTGCTGGTGAGTTTATTGACGGACAAACAATTATTGGTCAAACAAGTAATGCACGTTACGTATTGGCAACATTTGATCCGTTGTTTGATCCTGCAAACAAAGAAAGTTATGATAACGAAATCATCCAAACTACTGCAAGTCCATATATAAACATTTCAGAGTCTAATCCGATTGGTGGTCTATAATGTCTACAATTGTTTATAACAGAATGATTCGTAAGTTGACAGTTGCTTTTGGCGACTTGTTTAACAACATTACTTTGGTTCGTTACAATCCAGACCAAACAGAGCAAGAAAGATTTATTGTTCCAATTGACTATGCAACCAAAGAGTTGTACGTTATGCGTCTAGAAGGTGACCCAAACCTAGACAAGAAAGTTCAAATGACATTACCACGTATGTCATACGAAATGAATGGATTGTCTTATGATGCATCCAGAAAACAAATAACCAATGCCAAAAACTTCTTTGGTTCTGGTTCCAATGTCACTTCACAATACATGCCTGTGCCATACAACTTTGACTTCTCGTTGTATTTGTATGTGCGAAACATTGAAGACGGTAATCAAATCATTGAACACATTTTACCATTCTTTGCACCAGATTACACAATCAAAGTGAACATGATTCCAGAAATGGGTATTGTCAAAGAAGTTCCTATTGTCCTAAACAACACCAATTATGAAGTAACTTATGAAGGTGACAGAGATTCTGATACTAGAATGGTTATTTGGACACTTAACTTCACAGTCAAAGGTTTTATCTTTGGTGCAAGTTCTGCCACTGGTTTGATTAAAACATCCATCACTACAGTGCACAATGACATTAACAATGGAAGTAGCATTGTCTTTAACGTAAACGCAGGTGGTATTGGAAACTATCAGATTGGAGAAATGGTTTACCAAGGACCAACAGCAGCGTTGGCCACAGCAACAGCAAAAGTTGTTTCATGGAGTTCAACTAACAAACAACTAACTGTAAGTGATTCGCAAGGCAACTTTGTTTCTAGTGCAAATCTTGTTGGACTTATAACCAATTCAAATTGGTCATTCAACTCTTATAATGTCCAAGCAAAACAATATGCAAACATTACTGTTACTCCTAACCCAAGTAATGCTAATGCAACATCAAATTATACATATACTACCACAATAACTGAATATAACAATGGCTAACTTTGAAAAGAATATGGAAGAAATATTTAATGTTTCTTCCACTCCAACACCACCAGTGCCTGTTGTAAAAAAACAACAATTGCCGATTGCTGTATCGGAAGAAAACCTTGAAGAAGATTTGGTTGATGCATATGAACAGACCAAAGAAAACTTACAAGACCTGATTGAACAAGGCAAAGATGCAATGTCTGAGATACTACAGATTGCAAAAGATGGTCAACACCCAAGAGCATTTGAAGTGTATGGCACTCTACTAAAGAACGTGGTAGATGCCAACAAAGAACTTCTAGCAGTTCAAAAACAAATGCGAACCATGGACAAAAGACAGGTTGCATCCGGTGGTACAAGCATCGACAAGGCCATATTTGTTGGTACCACCGCAGAATTTAATAAATTATTAAAAGGTAACAATGAGTGATAATAAAGACAGTTACCGCGACAATCCGTTATTAAAGAAAGTTGGCGTACAGATAAAGTATACTCAAGAGCAAGTCGAGGAGTATATGAGATGTGCAAAGGATCCAGTTTACTTTGCAGAACATTACATCAAGATTGTTAACGTTGATCGTGGTTTAATGCCATTTGAGATGTGGGACTTTCAGAAAGACATGATTCGTCTGTTCCACAAGAATCGTTTCGCTATCACCAAATGTCCTCGCCAGGTTGGTAAAACCACCACCTCCGTGGCGTATCTTTTGTGGTTGACACTGTTCAACGACACACAAAACGTAGCAGTTCTGGCTAACAAAGGTTCTCTTGCACGAGATATTCTTGCAAAGTACCAACTTGCTTACGAAAACTTACCAATGTGGTTGCAACAAGGTGTTGTAATCTGGAACAAAGGTAACGTGGAACTAGAAAATGGTTCTAAGATTCGTGCAGACTCAACATCTTCTGCTGCCATTCGAGGTGGTTCTTTTAACTGTGTATTCTTGGACGAGTTTGCTTTCGTTCCACCAAACATTGCACATGAATTCTTTAACTCAGTTTACCCTGTAATTTCATCAGGTAAAACAACAAAGATTATTATTGTGTCTACGCCAAACGGTATGAACCTATTCTACAAGATGTGGATGGATGCAATTGGTAAGAAAAGTGGTTATCAACCATTTGAGATTCACTGGTCAATGGTACCAGGTCGTGATGAGGCATGGAAAGAAGAAACAATTCGCAACACTTCTGAAGAACAATTCAGACAAGAGTTTGAGTGTGAATTCTTAGGTTCTACAAATACACTTATTTCTGGCCAGAAACTGGCACAGATGGTCTATATGGATCCTATTGCTAAACATGATAAGGTCAATGTATATGAAATGCCCATCAAAGAAGATGGTGAAACACACAAAACAGACCACCTATATGCCATCTGTGTTGACGTTTCAGAGGGCAAGAACATGGATTCATCGGCATTTGTGGTCATGGATATCTCAGCAATGCCATATAAAATGGTTGCAACATACCATAGTTCGTCAATTCATCCTGTATTGTTCCCAACCGTAATCTACAATACTGCAAGGTTGTTCAATGATGCATATGTGTTGGTTGAAATTAATAACACACCACAGGTTGCAGATATTCTACATAGTGAACTAGAGTATGAAAATCTATGGAAAGTATTTACAGGTAACAAGAAACCACAACAACTGTCTGCCGGTTTTGCAAGAGGTGTACAGTTAGGTTTAAAAATGTCACCACAAGTGAAACGTATAGGTTGCTCTAACTTGAAGATGTTGATTGAGGGTGACAAGATGGTCATTAATGACTTTGATGTCATCTCAGAATTGACCACATTTGTACAAGATAAGAACAGTTTTGCTGCGGAAGAAGGTTCAAATGATGATTTGGTAATGTGTTTGGTAACATTTGCATGGGCAACAACACAGAAATACTTCAAAGAAATCGTCAGTCACGACATTCGTAAACAGTTCCAAGTGGAACATATGAATCAAATTGATGATGAAACTCTACCAGAACCAATCATTGAAGATGGTTTAAATCATGGACTTGAGTTGATGGATGGAGATTTATGGGATTCAACGTCAGGAGGCGACACATATGGTACTTTCATTCGAGACATGATGAGAAATCTATAAAAATAACGTTTCATAAATATTCAAATGGTATAAACTACCAAAAACAGAATAATTAAGGAGAAGAAAAAAATGGCTCAAATCGCTCAATTATCTCCAGGCGTAATTACTACCGAAACCAACTTAACAACAGTTGTACCTTCAGTTTTGACTACAGCCGGTGCATATGCAGGTAACTTTACATGGGGTCCAGTAAACAAACTTACTGCAATCGCATCAGAAAAAATACTTGTTAATACTTTTGGTGCTCCAGATAGCAACACTTATGCTTCGTTCTTTACTGCGGCATCTTTCTTGGCTTATGGTAATAACTTGCAAATCGTTCGTGCAGCAAACAATGGCACATATAACGCAAGTTCTAACACATCTAACGTTACACAAGTTCAAAACGAAGACAAATTCCAATACACATACTTGACAGCAGGTGCTGCAAACACCTACGGTCCTTTTATGGCACGTTATCCAGGTGCTTTGGGTAACTCTTTGGTTGTTTCTGTTATTGATGCAGGTTCTGGTTTTGCTAACACCAACGCAATGAACACTGGTTGGACATACACAATTCCAAACGCTTCAGGCACTTCAACTACAGTTGCAATCGGTGGTTATTTCTCTGGTCTACCAGGAACATCATACAAGGCAAACACAGTTGGTGCAGCAAACGACCAAATCCACGTTGCAGTTATTGACGCAGGCGGTTTGTTTACTGGTCAAAAAGGTACTGTTCTAGAAACTTTCTCTTATTTGTCTAAGGCATCAGATGGTGTTGACGCAAACGGTCAATCCAACTACTACAAACAAGCAATTTTCAATAACTCTAAGTTCATCTATGCTGTTGATCCAGTTTCTTATTCCACAACTTCAACTGGTTCTGGCGCATGGGGTAAACCAACCGCAAACGTTTCTTTCCAAACATTGAACTCTGTACAAACAGTTGCAATGTCTGGCGGTACAGATGCTGCGTTGTTGGACGGAGATGTAACAACTGCTCAAGCAAGTTTTGCTGATCCTTCTCAAGTGGCAATCTCATTGTTGATGACTGGTCCTTTCACAAGTTCTGTTGTTCAGTTGAACGCTATCAACATTGCTGCTACACGTAAAGACTGTGTTGCATTCGTTTCTCCACCACAAAGTGCAGTTGTTAACAACCAAGGTGGTGAACAAGCTAGCGTATTGTCTTGGGTTGGCAACCTATCTTCAGTAACCGGTGGTACTCAAGGTTCTTACGGTTTTGCAGATTCTGGTTGGAAATACTTGTTCGACCGTTACAACAACACATATCGTTGGGTTCCATTGAATGGTGATATTGCTGGTCTATGTGTATACACAGACTCTCAAAACAATCCATGGTGGTCTCCTGCTGGTTTGAATCGTGGTGTTATCAAGAACGTTATCAAGTTGGCATGGAATCCAATCCAAGCAGCTCGTGACGCATTGTATCAGGCTGCGGTTAACCCAGTTGTTTCTCTACCAGGTAACGGAACAGTTCTGTTTGGCGACAAGACTCTACAAACACAACCTTCTGCATTTGACAGAATCAACGTTCGTAGATTGTTTATTGTCCTAGAACAGGCAATCTCTACTGCGGCAAAATACTCATTGTTTGAATTCAATGATGCGTTTACACAAGCACAATTTATTGCTCTTGTAACTCCATTTTTGACATCAGTTCAAGCACAACGTGGTATCCAGTCGTTCCAAGTTGTATGTGATTCAACTAACAATACTCCATCAGTTGTTAATAACAACCAGTTTGTTGGTGATATCTACATTCAACCTGCTCGTTCTATCAACTTTATCCAGTTGAACTTTGTTGCAGTTGGTACAGGTGTTAGTTTCTCTACAGTAACTACTACCACAGCGTAATAAATAAGAACAAATAGGAGAATAAAATGGCTTTTCAAATTAGCGAATTTACAAGTGCGTTGCAAAATGACGGCGCACGTCCAAATTTGTTCCAGGTTCAAATGACTGGTTTACCAGGTGGTGTTGGTCAATCTGGCCAACCTTTCTCATTCTTGTGTAAAGCGGCTCAGTTGCCAGGTTCAACAATTGGTACAGTTCCATTGTACTACTTTGGTCGTGAAACAAAGTTTGCAGGCAACAGAACATTTGCAGACTGGACAGTAACAGTTATTAACGATGAAAACTTCAGCGTTCGTAACTCCATTGAAGCATGGATGAACACAATCAACAGTAATGCAGGTAACGTAAGATTACCTGCAAACGTTACTGGTGGTGGTTCTGGTGGTCAACCATATGCTATCAATGCAACAGTTAACCAGTACAGCAAAACTGCAACAGCAGGCACTAACGGCATCATCAAGTCTTACGGTTTTGTTGGTATGTTCCCAGTTGACTTATCACCTATTGATTTGGATTGGGGGACAAACGATTCGATTGAAGAATTTACTGTAACCTTCGCATATCAATACTGGACAAGCAACACAACAAGTTAATTCTTGTTGGATACATAAGAGAGGGCTTAGACCCTCTCTTTTATGATTTATTTGAAATGTAACCAGGAAAAACATGGCACAAAAGTTTAGTCTATTTGGTTTTACGATTTCTCGCCAAGAGGAAGAAGAAAACAAAGCAACGCAACAATCGTTCAGTCCACCACCGAGCGATGATGGTGCGTTAACGATTACTTCAGCTGCATATTATGGAACATATGTTGACCTAGACGGTACCGCAAAGAATGAAGTAGAACTTATATCCCGTTATCGTGAAATGGCAATGCAACCAGAAATTGAGTCTGCCATTGATGACATAGTTAACGAAGCTATCTGCCAAGACGATGATGGCAAGAACATTCAAATTATTCTGGACGATTTAGAAGTTCCAGATAAGATTAAAAAAGCAATTAAGGCAGAGTTTCACCAGATTTTGCGTATGTTGAATTACACCAACATGGCACAAGATATTTTCCGTAGATATTATATTGATGGTAAATTATATTACCACATCATTGTAGACAAAGAAAACCCAGCAGCAGGTATTAAAGAGTTGCGTTACGTTGACCCACGTAAGATGCGTAAGATTCGTGAAATCAAAAAACAAAAAGACGAACGCACCGGCGTAGAGGTAATGAATGTTGTCAATGAATATTACATATACAATGATAAGGTCACTACAGGTTCTTCAACTAATTATGGACCAGTTGGTACCAGAATTACTACCGACTCTGTTGTTTCTGTGGTGTCTGGACTTATGGACAGTCGCCGTGCGGTTGTACTATCTTACCTCCACAAAGCAATTAAGCCTTTGAACCAGTTGCGTATGATTGAAGATGCAACAGTTATCTATCGTATCTCTCGTGCACCAGAACGTAGAATTTTCTATATTGACGTTGGTAATTTGCCTAAATTGAAGGCAGAACAATACCTACGTGACATTATGGTCAAGTATAAGAACAAGTTGGTGTATGATGCCAACACAGGTGAAGTCCGTGATGACCGTAAGTTCCTGTCTATGATGGAAGACTTCTGGTTACCACGTAGAGAAGGCGGCAAAGGTACTGAGATTACTACACTACCAGGTGGACAGAACCTAGGCGAGTTGGAAGACGTTAAATACTTTGAGAAGAAACTGTATAAATCATTAAACGTTCCTGTGTCCAGACTCGATCCTAATCAATCTGGGTTCTCTTTAGGTCGTGTGGGTGAAATTACTCGTGATGAGTTGAAGTTTGCTAAGTTTGTTGCACGTATGCGTAACAAGTTTTCTGACTTGTTCCATCAAGCACTAAGAGTTCAATTGGTACTTAAAGGCATCTGTACTGCTGACGAATGGGAACAATTTAAAGAACATGTACACTATAATTTCATTAAAGACAATAACTTTACTGAACTTAAAGAAGCAGAACTAATGACACAAAGATTGCAATTGTTGGCATCTGTTGATCCTTATACTGGTCGTTACTTCTCACAAGCATGGATTCAACGTAACGTATTGCGCTTGAACGATGATGAAATCAAGATTATGCAAGGTGAGATTGAAGAAGAAAAAGAAGCAGGTATTGGTTTGCCAGTTGGTGTTACAAATGATGTTGCACAACAACAAATGTTGTCACAAATCCAAATGGACCAAAATGAACATCAGGATAGCCTAGATAAAGATTCTGCGGTTCACCAAAATAAACTAGACATGAAGTTGAACCAAAGTAAGGAAAAGAATCCAGCAAAAGTGGACGAAAGTTACAAACCAACTTTAAGTTTAATTAAACAAATAATTTAAGGAGACAGTTATGAACGCAAGAGAATTAATCGACTATGCAGCGCAAGATGATGCTGTTAATTTTAGAGCACAAATGTACGCAGCAATTCACGACAGAGTTACAGCACACATTGAAGCAAAGAAACATGAGATTGCTCAAGGTTTGTTGAACCAAGAAGAAACTAAAAAGCCATTGAAAAAAGAAGAAGAAAAATGGCACATGAAAAAAGAAGAAGAAAAACCAAAACATGGTGACCACGAATAAAGAGTCATAAATATATAATATTTTAAGAATAGATAACCATGTCCAATAAATTTACTTATCAAGTATTGAGAGATACACAAACAGACGCCGTTATTAAATTAACAGGTGTGTTTGATGGTTCCGGTCAGGAAATAAACAATGCACGCATTCAAGCTAATTCACTTTCGAATGCTTTGGCAACCAATGGTTATCTTGTTGCAAATACTCAAGGCGGTTCTGCAAATACTCCCTTATCTTACTATGATTTGCAATTAACTGGCTTAAAATACTATGTTAATATGCCGTTTACAAGTACAAGTGCGAACTCTCAAGGTTCTGTTGAAATCTTTTGGAACGGCGCAGGCGCAACAGCAGCAGCACAATATGCCAATTCAGCATCAATTTTCCACTTAAATTCGTCAGGTGAATTTGGTTTAGGCGAACAGTTGCCTTCTATCACAAACAATTCTGGCGCTTTAGCTAACGGTTATATTGTTTCTGCTAACGTAGGAAACGGAGATATTGGTGTTTATACACAAGGTGCAGCTGCAAACTGCTCTTACACATTGATTGTTTCTTTGCGTAAAAACAATGCTATGTACCAACGTGGTCAATTCAACGACCCAGCAGCATTCAACTACAAACCTTACGGCGTTACACCGTAAGTTTAGGATTAAACATGGCAAACATTTATACATCCGAAATTTTAAAAGATACCACCCAAAAGACAGTTATAAAACTAACTGCAAATTTTGATGGTAGCGGACAAGAGGCAAATGGTTTTAGAATTCAGGCCAACACACTTTATGGTGCACTAGATGCTAACGGTGTTCCACTTTACACAGCATTGAGTGTAAGTAACACACCACTTTCTTATTACGGTCTGTCAATTTCTAGAATTGGTTACAACGTAGCATCACAACAAAAAGGTTATGTTGAATTGTTTTGGTACAGTTCTACAGGTAACAACACACCAATCATGAACATGGATTTGTGTGGACAATATTCTGAAGACCAAGGTATGGTTTCTATATACAACAATGCGCCAGGTAAAACAGGTGATATTGGTGTTCAGACATTTGGTCTTGTAGCAAACTGTGCATATACACTATTCATTGAGTTACGTAAAGATAATGCAATGTATCAACGTGGCCAGTTCAACGATCCTGCTGCATTCAACTATAAACCATACGGAGTAACTCCATGAAATTAATCAAAGAGATTAATGAAACAGTCAACTATCTGACCGAGGGTGCAGATGGTAAAAAAGAACTGTTCATCGAGGGTCCATTCTTAGTTGCTGAAAAGAAAAACAAGAATGGTCGCCTATACGAATTCAACACGATGAAAAAAGAAGTTCATCGTTACACAGAAGAATACATCAACAAGCATCGTGCGTTTGGTGAATTAGGTCATCCTGATTCTCCAACAATCAATCTTGACCGTGTATCACACATGATCGTTGGTCTACGTGAAGACGGAACACAATGGATCGGTAAAGCAAAAATTCTAGAAACTCCAATGGGACAAATTGCCCGCCAATTGATTGAAGGTGGTGCACAACTAGGAGTTTCTTCAAGAGGTATGGGATCATTGAAAAATGTTAACGGCGTTAACGTTGTTCAACCCGACTTTTATCTAGCCACAGCGGCGGATATTGTAGCAGACCCTTCTGCGCCTGGAGCATTCGTGCAGGGCATCATGGAAGGAAAAGAATGGATGTTGG